GTTACTCTCTGCGTCAATCGATTCGACGAGGATACCAAGGAGGCGTTCATTGATCTTTACTCAAAGGTCGACGGAACACTTAGTGATCCGACTAATCCGGCGGGTGACAATTCGACCGATGACTATGGCGTTTCATTTGATGATATGCTTGACTCGGCTCTGGATCAGTAAGGAGGAGAAACCACTTGATCGACCATAAGTTCAACGAACCGGAGCTCATCGACGAGCTTCGGCGATATATAGACTCAACGTACGATCAGCACTATTCTCGAAATAAACTGCAAACCTTCGAGGCAATCGTGGACTGCGACCACGGAGAGGGGTTTACCATCGGGAACATCCTAAAGTACGCCTCTCGCTACGGTGCGAAGGATGGGTATAACCGTAAGGATCTAATGAAGGTGCTGCACTACGGGTTACTCGCTCTGTACGTACATGATCTCGAACACAGTGGAGACAACAACGATGGGGATGTTTGACTATATTCGGTATGAAGGCAAGACCTATCAGACCAAGGATACTTGGGCTCAGTTTATGGCTGAATACGAGATCCGAGGTGATGAGCTCTGGTTCAATGACGTAGAGCATAAGTGGATCGAGGATAGCGATAAATTGTTCGGTGGTCACCTAGAACCGATATCATCGGAGTGGAAACGTATAAAAGATTTTGATGGTGAAATAAGGTTCTACGATGATAAGGTCGACTTTCTTGCTCTCTTCTGGGAGGGAAAGATGATCCGAATAAAGCAGATGGAACCAATGGTTTACAATAATAGTGACTTTTGATATAATAGACAAAATGTTTGGTAATAAAGGAAATGAGCAATGAAGCTTTCCAGTGAGTCACTCGCGGTTCTAAAGAACTTTGCGAGTATCAATTCTAACATCGTGTTCCGAGGAGGTTCTACGATCAAGACGATGTCCGAGGCTAAGAACATTCTTGCGTCGGCCAACATCCCTGAGGAACTGCCCGAGAAGGAGGTCGGTATCTACGATCTGAACGAGTTCCTCGGTGTTGTGTCGATGTTCAACGAGCCGGAGCTCGATTTTCAGGACTCGTACATTCAGATTCGTGAGGACAACCGTTCGGTCAAGTACTTCTTTTCCGATCCGTCGATTCTGACGTCGCCGACCAAGGACATTCAGATGCCGGATCCAGAGGTAAAGTTCTCGCTCGGTGAGTCCGAACTCAACACGATTCGCAAGGCTGCATCCACTCTCTCGGTTTCCGATCTTGTCGTTGACTACGATGGATCCGGTGATCTACAGGCGACTGTGACCGATCTTGCAGACTCTACCTCTAACTCGTTCTCGCTGACACTGAGTTCGGTTGAGCTTCCCGAGGGCACGCCGTTTCGATTCGTGTTCAACGTGTCGAACTTTAAGATCCTCTCGGGTAACTATCGAGTAGAGGTATCATCTAAGCTCATCTCACATCTGACGGCAGAGTCCAGTGATGTTGAGTATTGGATTGCTCTGGAGAAGAGCTCAACCTTTGGAGACTGATATGAAGTTATCAGACGTAAAAGAAACTGCAACAACAGTAGTAGGAGATAAAACCATGACAGCAGAAGCTAAGACAACAGAAGAGACCACCGAGGAGACACCAGGGCTCAGCCTTCAGGATCTTTCCTCGGTTCTCAAGATCATTGATATCTGTTCTGAGCGAGGATCCTTTAAGGGTTCTGAGCTTGAAGCAGTAGGTGCACTTCGAGGTCGGCTGCAGGCGTTCGTAGCGGCAAACGCTCCGGCAGAAGAACAGGAGGATTCCACGAATGAGTAACGTGGTTACAATTCCGTCCTCACCAGAGGATCGTACTCAGATTCGTGAGCGGCTCACTGAGATCTCAAACTCCATGACTCGCATCGAAGCTGAGCGTGATCACATCAATGAGATTCTTGCCGACATGCAGGATGAGTACGAGCTTCCAAAGAAGCACATGCGTAAGGTCGCTCGAGTGTTCCATAAGCAGAACATCAACGAGGTCAAGGAGGAGTTCTCGGACGTGGAGGATATTTACAACGCAGTGTCTTCCTGATATAATGGTTATATGTTTTGTAATGGAGCAAGTGTGAATGACTGAAGAGTTTCTCTATGTAGAGAAGTACCGTCCATCGCGTATTGCCGACTGCATTCTCCCGCAGTCGCTGCGCGATACTTTCTCGCAACTCGTCGAGACCGGTGAGTTGCCGAATATGATCTTCTCTGGTGGTCCGGGTATCGGCAAGACGACCGTTGCTCGAGCACTGTGCAGTGAGCTCGATCTCGACTATCTGATTATCAATGGGTCCGAGGAGGGTAACATCGACACTCTTCGTGGTCGGATCAAGCAGTTCGCATCGACCGTCTCACTACAGGGTGGCTACAAGGTGGTCATTCTCGACGAGGCGGACTATCTGAATCCGCAGTCGACTCAACCAGCGCTTCGTGCGTTCATCGAGGAGTTCTCCAAGAACTGTCGGTTCATTCTGACATGTAACTTTAAGAATCGTATCATCGAGCCGCTGCACTCACGGTGCTCGGTCTATGAGTTTGCGATTCCGAACAACGAGAAACCAAAGATCGCCGCGGGGTTCTTTAAGCGTCTGTCTCAGATCCTTGAGACAGAGAACGTCGAGTACGACGAGAAGACCCTGGCCACGCTGGTCGAGAAGTACTTTCCCGACTGGCGACGTGTACTGAATGAGTGTCAGCGGTACTCGGTGTCAGGCCGAATCGATGCGGGTATCCTCGTTAACCTTGGTGACGAGAACGTCAAGAACCTGATGTCGTACCTTCGAGAGAAGGACTTCAGCAAGACGCGTCGATGGGTGGCAGAGAACATCGATACTGAGCCGGCGGTTATCTTTCGTAAGATCTATGACTCGATGGCCGACTATCTGAAGCCTGAGTCGATTCCTCAGGTAGTTCTGATCCTAGCACAGTATCAGTACTGGAACAGTTTTGTTGCCGACCACGAGTTGAATCTGGTCGCATGTATGACCGAGATTATGGTCACAGCGGAGTGGAAGTGATGTTTGGAAAGAAGAAAGAACAGGAACCGCAACTCAAGCACTATATTGTTAATATTAATGATGTAGAGACCCTTGAGCAGCTTCGAGAATTTGTTAAGATTGTCATGCGCAGTATAAGTACGTCAGGGAACGCAGTGATTCGAGAAGATTATCTCGATGAATTTCCTGAGTTGGCAAAAATCTCAAATCTAAAAAATAAGATTGAGTAAACAATGTTTGGATTATTTAAGAAAAAAGAAAAAATGCCACGGCCGATGGCTCAGCCAGACTCCGAGCACACAAAAGAACTTAAGGCGATCTGGGCGAGTCTTGACCAGGATCTAAAGGACTTTGCCAAAACGACTCATGATCTGGGACTAGGAGGATTAAAATATAATAGGCCAAAAATATGTTTTAACGAACGGGGTATGTCTGAGCTAGTACGACAGTTGGACAAGATAGGATACGAGATCAGAGCCAAAGAGGAAAGAAAGGATCATGAGTAAGGACTGCATTATCTATGACTTTGAAACTCTGAGCCAACGACCGTCGGGTGTCGTCGTGTGTCTTGCCGCCCTGCGATTCAATGAGGATCGGTATCTATCGGAAGAACCGTACGAGTACAAGGAGTTGCTCGACTCAGCAAAGTTCATGAAGTTTTCGGTCAAGGAACAGGTCGAGGTATACGGTCGTGAGATTCAGAAGTCGACCGTCGAGTGGTGGAAGGGTCAGCCCAGGGAGGCTCGTGAGCTGATCGAACCGTCTGAGCTCGATCGACCGCTCACGGATATCGTACCGTTCTTTAAGGATATGATCGTCGATCCAGCTCAGATCGGTAAGGTATACACACGTGGTAATACGTTCGATCCGATCTTTCTTGACTCCGTACTTACGAACGTTAAGTCGCCCGAGCTTTACAATTGGTGGTCGGTACGCGACACACGCTCGATGATCGATGGACTAGCATTCGGCGCCGATATTAAAAACTCTTTCATGGTGCCGGGTCTTGAGGAATCGTTCGTTCATCACGACCCGATTCACGACATTGCCATGGATGTCATGCGAATGCAGTATCTTGTTCGAGAGACAATGTTGTGAGCACCGGTAAGTGGCACGGCGGCAAGGGTGATCGTCGGCGTAAACATGCGGACGATGAGTGCTATCGCAAGAACTGGGATCGTATCTTTGGTAATGGAGAATCAGTGAATGGCAAAGACAAAAGAAAAGAAAAAGACCAAGGAAGATAAACTCACACCGTTCTCGTTCGTTAATGAGATCAATCTCGGTAAGCGCGATATCATGCGTGATCAGAACGGTGATCACTCGGATCTACTCGAGAAGGTCTATAATCCGTACATTACGAATCGTTCGCTCTCGTACTTTCATGACACGGTCCTACATGCGAACGAGATGAACAAGAACCACCATATAGACTCACGGCTACAAAATTCTTATTTGATAAATACCATTAGGAAACGAAAGCGTTTCTCTAAATGGATTAAATCGACTGAGTTGGATGATCTTGAGGCCGTGAAGACTTGTTATGGTTACAGCAATGAGAAGGCCCGCCAAGTTCTGACTCTGTTATCTAATGAACAAATTGCTGAATTGAAACAAAGGGTCTATAAAGGTGGCTATACCAACAACAGAAACTCCCGCTCTTGAGAGCTCTGGTCCGACAGAGGATCGTCAAGTAGAGTGGACTCCGGCAATGATGCTCGAGGTTACTCTGCGCGAACCCGACGACTTCCTTAAGGTTCGCGAGACACTCACACGTATCGGTGTTGCGTCGCGTCGAGAGAACAAGCTCTTCCAGTCCTGTCATATCCTGCACAAACAGGGTCGGTACTTCATCGTACACTTTAAGGAACTTTTCCTTCTGGACGGCAAACCGTCGAATCTGATGGAGAACGACCTTGGGCGACGTAATACAATCGTGACTCTTTTGTCCGACTGGGGTCTGGTCGAACCGGTGAATCCCGAACAGTTGCAGGACACCGCACCTCTACGTCAGATAAAGATCATCTCGTATCGCGACAAGGGTAACTGGGAGCTCTGTGCAAAGTACAATATAGGAGCAAGCACGAGGAGATCGTAACAATGTCGCAGCAGAGAAGAGCCGAGGTACATACGTACGAAACAGACTTTGGTGATCACTACTCGATCAACCTAAAGGATGAGAACGGCAGAGTCGTCTCAACTCAGATTATGAAGGATCTTAACGAAGCAAGACGAGTGAAGGAGCGTTGGGAAGATGGCAGATACCAGTACATCGTTGAGTCTTAGTGTCGAGCAGACACCAGGCAAGATCAATAAGGGAAACGTCAGCGAATTTGTAGTCAACAACGTCGACTACATTACGATTCCGCATCTGACGACCAACTCGCTAAAGCTTACAACCAAGGCAGTCTCTCAACTGTCCGACAACCACGGAGTCGATCCACGACGAGTGATTCCACATATCGCCGCTCGATCCCTGACGAGTAAGAAGGAACTCACCGAAACGATTAAGTCCCTCAAGGGTCAGGGCGTCGAGCGTCTGCTGATCGTTGGCGGCAATCCGACTGATCCTCGAGGACCGTACAATAACGCCGAAGAGGTACGTCGTCGAGTCTCTGAGATCGATAAGTTTAAGACTCACTGCGGTGTGTATCCCGACACCGAGCGTGCTTCCGGCGTCTATCTCTATAAGTACGAACACTTTGACGGTGGATGGAGCCAACTCTGTCTAAGTCCCTCTCGCCTCGATTCGTTTAAGCCACTGACGCGCATCGGCATTCCATCGCAGGCCGATTTTGATGGTCTTTGGAGATACATGAAGATCTGTGGTGTCGGACCGTCGATTCGATATCCGTTGCGTAACATCGTTGGATTCGCTCGATTCATGACTCTAAACGGATTCAACACGACCAAACTCGTGAGAGCGGTACAGCCTCACTCCAACTTCCACGTGTACGACTTCGGTCGGCTCGAGGAAACCGTCGAGGAACTTTTGACCCTCGACGTATAAATAGTAGCGGATCGCCTGATAGGGATCCACACATTCTACTACAATTTGTGACTCTCGCTTAAATAAGGAGAAACGATATGACACATCTTAATTACCCAAGATTCGACGAAATGTTCAAGGGTGCCGATAAGTACCTGGTCGGCTACGATCGTCTGTTCGATCAGCTATCCCGAGTACAGGATCAGGTAGCCCGAAACATTCCAAACTACCCTCCGTACAACATTCGCAAGACAGACGAGAACACATACGTCATCGAAATGGCCGTTGCCGGCTTTGGAGAATCCGAGGTTGAGATTACGCTTGATGACGATAAGCTGATCGTTGAGGGTTCTGCAAATGAATCCAATGACGATGTTCTGTATCACGGTCTTGCGCTCCGTAACTTTACTCGCACGTTTACTGTCGATGATCAGGTCGTAGTGAATAACGCAGAGATGGTCAACGGACTGCTTAAGATCTGGCTCGAACGAATCATTCCAGAGTCCAAAAAGCCTAAGAAGATCGAAATCAACGGTTCTTCTGACAAGCAGTATCTGACCGAAGAATAAATAACCGCGCAACACGGCCCCCGTCGGCATCTGTCGCTCG